GTTCCAAACTTAACTCTGTTTAATAGTTCTCTACCTGGATCGTTTTCATCATCCTGTAAATTAAATGCTAGTGAACCTGCTGCTTCTACGTCACCAACAAACACACCTTCAGCTATACCACCTGTAACAGCACCTGCTAAAAGTTTAGCAGCACCACCGCCACCTCTCATATTTTTTATAGCACCAGCTAACTTAGGACTGTTAGCTTTTAATAATGTACCAGTCTTACCTGCATTGATTGCTTTTTCTGCAAGTTTGCTACCAAGTTTAAAACCATACCCACCTGGTATACCTATGTTGATTAGTAGTTCTGTAATTTTTCCAGCGGCTGTTGCCTCTGCTCTTTCGTCAAATGTTGTAAGGTCATCAAAAAATTGTTCTACTTCAGCAGCTTTGTTTGTCCCTGCGCCCAGATCTATGAGTGTTGCGCCTAATGAAAATGCGCCTTTAGGTATTGCGATTAAACCTGATGCTATGCCGGATAGGACTGATTCAATAGTGCCTACTCGATTGTTAGAAACAGATTCTGTTTTTGTACCAAAAAAATCATCAGCTAATGCCATGATATTATTCCTCTATGAATGAAGATATAATTTCTCTTACGTCAAATATTTTTCCGTCTCTAATATCGACATACCCTTTACCTAGTTTATAAACTCCATCGTCTATATCCCCTATGGTTGTGCCTTTAAATTCTTCTACAGTTTTATCACCCTTTAATTTAATTAATGTTTCAGTATTGGTCTCACTAAGTTCTCCTTTATATTTAGGAACGTTGATTCCATCAAAATAAATAGCAAGAGTTGAATCTACTCCTTTATCACTTCTACTATTTATACCTGCTTTTTCTACTACTTGTTGAGCTTCTATTACATTTTTAGGAGAACCTACTGAAATTCTTTTTGCTAAATCAGCATCACCTAAAATATTAGTTAAATATGCTTCTTTTTCTTCATAAGAATTTCTCTTAAGTTCATTTGCTTTTTCAATTTTTTCTATGTCAAAGTCTTGTTGAACCGATAATAAATTAGCTGCTTCTCTTAATTTTTCTGGTTTGTCATATGATTGACTTGTTTCTGCAATAACATCTGAGACTAGATTTTCCGCGCCCAAGCCTTTTCTAGATATTCTTTGACCTGCTTTAATCATTGCATCGTACAATGCGTTTTTAGAAGCACGGTCATAACCTAATGATGATAATATTTCATTTACTCTTGTTTTTTTGTCTTTTGTATCTATTAGATTATTGTTTTCATTATTATTATTCTCATTTAAATTTAAATTTTCTTTTGGAAGTAAACTTTTATCAAAGTCAGATACATTTTTTTCTTCTGCTCTTGCAGCAATTTCTTGCGCATTTTTTTCTGCTCTTTTAACTTTATTTTCTGCTATTATTTGTTTAGTTTTTTCACCTAAAACTAAATCAGCTGGTTTAATAGGTTCATTAAACTTAAATCCAAATAATCCCGGTGGTTCTTCTTTACCGCTTAATACTTCTGTTGAACTTACATTTTTTGGAGTAAATATATTTTGAAAAGCTTTTGAAGCATCTAAATTTTGTTGTTGTCTAATTGCCATTAAATTAGGGTCCATAATTGGATCTACAAAACCAGCTTGTTGAAACCCTCTTCTAGGTTCTTTAATACCGTCCATAATCCCTTCTTTAATAGGGCCACCCATTCTAAACATTGGTCTATTTAAAACTTTCATTATGCTTTGTCTCCTGGAAATCCAAATATTTTACCGTACAATCCACCGACCCCTAGTGCCGTACCTATTGCTTGTGACATTGGGCTAACCGGTGTTGGTTGTGCGTAAGGTTGTGCTGATACTCCGCCAGATAAACCTGTTAAACCTTGACCATATGCAGATAATCTACCGTATGGTTCGTAAGCTGCTGTTTGTGCTGCTTGTTGATCTGCTGTTAATAATGATTGAGCTTGACCTTGTCTTAAAGATCCTAATTGCCCTAGTGCTCCAACGTCTGCACCAAGTCCTGCTCTTTGGAAATTAGATAGTCCCATTTGTGCTGCACCTAATCCTGATTGTGCTGCCGCTAATTGACCACCTTGTGTAAATGCATTTGCTGCTTGAGTTTGTGCATTTTGAAATCCTGATTGTAACATCTGTGCTTGTAGTGCTGCTCTATCTGCTAAAGTTCTTGCATCGTATTCACCTAACATTGCACCTTCTCTACCACCACCAAAGTTACCTGAAGCTACAGCCGCATCTTGAATGGTTTGTCTGTCACCTGTTCTTGATCTGTCATATTCTGCAAGTGTAGTGTCAATAACTTGTTGTTGATAGGGGGACATAAAAGGTTGGTAAGCTTGTGGTCCCGTTAATGCACTAAGTCCTCCAATAGTTCCTGCTGCTTGTTGTTGTGCAGCTTGAGCGGCAGTTAAAAAAGGTTGGTAAGCACCAACTCCTGATGTTGCTAAATTAATTGCTTGTGTTTGTAATGGATCTTCGCCAGCAACAAATTGTCTACCAGTAAATTGAGCTGTATCTATTGGTACACTGTAGGCACCTTTTGCTTGTGTTGCAAAATCTTTTGCGTATTCTTCTAAAAATCCTGGTGTTGCCATTATACTACCCTTGTTTCTAATTGTTTCATATTATCATACATAGCTTGTGCACCTTGTGAGTCTTCAGAAACTTTACCACCAGCTTCTAAATTTTTCATAAGATTTTCCATAACTTCAGCACCTTTATCTATGTCTCCGTCACCTGCGTTTCTAACAGCATCTGCAGTAAATACAAACTCATTTACACTTAATCTTGCAGGCACATCGTCTGCTTTTTCCTCTTTTCCTATAGGTACAAACCCACCTTCAGCTCTGTAATCTTTTTCCATACCACCTAACTCCATTAGGCCACCTTCTTGTGCGCCTACTCTTACTGGCACCCCACCTGTTCTATAATCAAATTTATTATATCCAGCAGGTGTTGTATATCCTGCTACATTTGAACCTGGTACAGCACCACCACCAGCCATCATCATTGGCATTTGAGGTTCTGTTTGAACTACTTCTGATTCAGTTGTCATTATCTCTTCATCTTCTGGTCCTTGTTCCCCGGCTGCTTGTTGAAGAACAAGTTGTTTAAATTCTGGATATGATAAGTCACCACCTTGTGATACGTATTTTTGATACTCTTGTCTTAAAAATTTTTCTGCTTCAGGAGGTAATTGCATTTGGTCTTCTACCATTTCGCCGTTAGCAAAACCTCTACGTCTTAATGTAGGTAAACCTAAAGATAATTCTTCCTCTTCATCTTCAACTCTCATGCCATCTGCATAACCTATTCTACCACCTTCAGCTGCCATTTGCGGTGGTAAGTAATACCCTTCTTGTACAAATCTTTCATTAGGTAAGAATGCCATACCTGGTTCTCTGTATCTAGACATCATGTACGCTGTGTATGGGTCAATAAAATTTTGATCGACTTCTTCTTCTACTTCTTGATAAGGCCCCATGCCAAATGCTTTTTGTATAAATGGTGTTGCAATTGCTGTTGCACCTAGACCTGTAAATATTTTTTGACCAGTGGTCATATTACCAAATAAATTAGAAATAAAATTTCCACCTTTGTTTCTATTAGTAGCTATGTCCACAATTCGATCTGTATAAGTTCCTGCTGGAATAGCAGCCTTAGCAGCAAACATGTTTCTAAGAAAACCTGCACCCTTAACACCTGATAAAGATCCGCCTGCACCAAAAGGACCAAGTCCTCCAGCGTAAGCACCTAAACCAATTCCTAAAGCAGCCTTACCCAGTGGACTTTTAACTATCTTTTTAACGCCACGGACAGCTTTCTTAACAAGCTTACCTAAAAAATAACCTTGTCTAGGTTCCTGTAATGTCATGATTCCGCCTCCGGCTTGTAGTTGTCTGGGTTCTTGCATTCTAGATATAGCCATAATTTTACCTTAATCTTACGTTTTACTTTGTTTTTGATAACAAATCAAGAGGAGGCATTATAACTTTTACATCTTGTGCCATGTCTTCGTTTTTATAACCCTTAGATTCCCAGTCTTTTCTTTCCTTAAAAAGCTCTCCAGTTTCTTTGTGTCTATAAGTTGTCTCCACTTTTGCTTGTTTTAGTTCCATTAGTCTATTTTCTCCTTTAATATATTGAGATAACTAATACCAAATACTACACCATCAGATACAGTGCCCGCTGTGGTATAAGATAATACAGTCCCACCTTCTACAATCAAAGGTAAAGACAATATCTCAACACTTGTAGCAGCTACTAATGTTTGTGTATTAACAATCTCAAATGCGTTATTTTTAATAGTCACCGTTGGTGTATTAGAACCTGATTTATTGGTAACTCTTAAAGACTTTATTATAATAGTTTCATTAACAGCTGGTGACAACATGCTTACGGTTTCTGCAGCTGTTGTTGTTTTACCATAAAATCTATATTGGTTTACTACTGCCATTATTCTAAAAAGAAACTTTTAGCTTCTATCTCCTGTTTAACCTCATCTTGAAATGAAGAGTTTAATTTTGTAATTACAGAGTCAAGATCTCTAACTAAAGACTGTAAATTTCTTTGGCTGTATTCTGGTTCTGCTCTAGTTAATGATTCTACTATCTTTGCCATTATAAACTTACAATACCTCCCTTTGCCATTCTATCCTCAGGATCTCTTCCATAACCACTGCTTCCAAAACCTGTTTTAGTTTTACCAGAATCATTAAAACTTTGATTCTCCTTAGCACCACCACCTTGATAATCTGCACCCATATCAATTACTGAACGAGAATCAAAAGGATCTTCTTTCTGTTGTATATTTTTTTTAACTATGTCAAAAGCTGACATATCCTCAGTAGGTTTAATACCATATGTTTCTTGATAATACTTTTCTGCTGCATTTTTATTTAAACTTCTTAAACCTTCTAATGCATATGACCTATAAGAATTAGATCCTGGTTGCATAAAATTATTTTTAAATAAAGTACTTCCAACATTGTAACCAAATTTATCTTTTATAAAACCATCAGGTCCTCTGTAAGCTCCATACATGTCAATTCTATTTCTTGCGTAAGGATCGTTAGGTAAGTTTCTCATTAAAAAACTAATACCTGGAATACCTGTAAATGCACTTAAAAGACCGCCTGCAATAGGAGCACCATAATTTTGAAAAGTACGTTTAATTGGCCCTGTAAATCTATCATAAAGACTTAAAAGTCCTGGTCTAGTATTCATAGTGTAGGGTGTATCAAACTCTGAACCTTCTTCTATACTAGGTACAAAACCAAAATCACCTTCAGCAACATCATCATATTGATTATAAATTTGATTAGCATCATAGACTTGTCCTAAAACTGTTCTATTGTATGGTACCGCCATTATCTTCTGCCTCCAGGATGTATATCTAATCTAAACGTACCAAGTTTCCAATCTTGACTTGCTGCTGTATTAGATACTTTTAAAGCTATTGATCTAGCTCTTATTCTTGTATCTTTTTTTGTCGTAGACGACGTTATATCAAAATTTGAAGTAGTAGAAGAACTATTTGGATACGTTCGGGTAGTAAAACTAACCCTCGTAGATCCTGTTTGTGTAATAAAATCTGGTATAAATCTACTAATTCTCATTATAAATTCTCCGTCTCCTCTAAGATCAGGCGTTCCAACAACCTGCCCAGTTGATGCTCTTCTTTGTGTGATGTCAAAATCTCCAGAAGTAATTGTTCCAAGAACTGCCGTAGTTACTCCACCTGCATTTACTTGGTCGGTCCCTGTTTCTTGTTGATAGTATATAGTGCATCCGTCTGTATTACCGATAACATCATAAGAAGTATTGCTACTTGAATCGTAATAAGTTGCGTGAGGCTTATCAAATACTGCTGAATCCTGCCATGCTGCACGTGGTAAACTACCAGTTGTCCATATAGGACGTTGAGGACTAGAATCTAAATAATTATATGTTACCATTCTATTAATAACATTTGATCCAGATGTACAATAAAACCAAGTTACTTCACCAAACAAATTATTTAATCCTGCGTTTATTAAATCTCTAGATGTAAAATTTATATCGTCGTAAACATAGTCTTCTACTAAACAAGGCATTGATCTTAATTGACCATCGTATTGAAAAAATCCATTTTCAGACATCCAATAAGCTGTGCCATCAACTTCAACACATGCGTTTTTACCTATCAGCCCACAGTTTGTTCCCACTTGTTCAAAAGCAAATGTAAATGGTTGGCCTACAAATTTCATAAGAAATAATGCAGTATCTGTCCAAACGTAAATTGCATCTCTACCTTTAATAGCTCCCATGATTCTAGAACCATCAGCTATTCTTTGTGTGCCTGCTGTATTGTTTGCTTTAACTACGTAAGAATCTGTTTGATCAATGCTTTCTTGTGAAGAAAATCTTATAAACATATCATCTTGTGTAGTGCTTGATCCTACTGTTGTTTCTGTTCCAAAAAATACTAAGTGTCTGTCAGGTGTAGATACTAATACGTGACGCGATGCTGTTGGTGCGTTTGGAATAATTGTAGCTCTAATTGAGGTTGCGTTTGAAGGAGAAGCGTCCCATTCAAAACATGCACCATTATATATAAGAGCAATTAGTTTTGTCCCGTAGTTATCTAAGACCCATAAACCAGGATCAATTGTAAAGTCAGAAGAAGAAGCTTCTCCCCATGCAACAAAGTCTGATATATTAGTTACTGTAACTCCAGCAGTATGAGCTGCTCTTGTGGTACCGTTAACTGCTCGCGATCCTCCACTTAAGGTCCCTGTTCCCGTGTCATTGTTTGTATAACTTATGTCTTCCGATCCAATTCTAATTTCTCCTGAAGCAGGAAAAGCTGAAGTGTTTGCTAATACAACAGTGGTAGTAGCATCGTCTGGAAGCGTTGTTGATAATGTAGAGGTTGCTGGTCCATTAGCTGAACCACCCCATAATGCTGTACCCCAACCAAAGCCGCCTAATTGTTGAGAAGGCCCTACGCTATAGTAACATAAAATAGAAGTGCTGTTACCATCACTTGTAGTCAACGGCGTTCCTGATTCTTGTGTGGCCATTGTAATTGTAAAAGTAGTAGCTGTTGGGACAGAAGTAACCATGTACTTTATATCTTCAAAAGTAGCATCCGTATATGTAGATGACCCAGTTACACCAGTTACACTATCAAACATAACGATATCGTCTTCTAATAAACCATGGGCTCCGGTGCATGTTACCGTGACTGTTGTTGATGAAGATGTGCTAGTAAACTTAGCTCCTGTTAGAGTTTCTCTAATTGGATGAATGTCATAATAGGTTCCACCTGAATATACGTATAAAATTCTGTTAGTTCCAATAGCGGCATATTTAATACCGGCATTGTTATCCCAATGGTGTAAAGCTCTTGCCGCACCTGTAAGTTTATCCTGACCTAATTGACTCCAGCCACCTATTTTTTCAGGAGTACCGTATCTAAATCTGACATTGTCACCATCAAACCATTGTCCCTCGGCCCCGGTTTCTGTGACTTGTTTATTAAATCCCGGTGCAAATCCTAATTTTTGTAGCATATAAAAAACCTGTTTTATAATTGTTATAACAGATTATTAGTGATTTCAATATATTTAAAGCAGAGAGAATCAGTGGTGAGTCATCCCTCTGCAAGCCTAATATGTAGATTATTTTTTATTTTTTGTCAACTTTGTACCTTTAAACCAAGCAGGTAATCCTAGTAAAGGTCGTTTGTCTAAATAATTTTCTTTAGCCATTTTAGAATTAGCTTTATTATAATGAAGAAATACTTGTCCACAGTTTTTACCAGTAAATTCTTCTCTCCAATGTTCAAGATCACAACCAGAATAAATTAACATGTCACCTGGTTTAA